GCGCAGCAGCGCGTGCAGTCCGGTGAAGTCGCTGCGGTCGATGCCCTCAAGACCGCATTGGACGATGGTGCGGTTTTCGCCCTCCATGCGCATGACGTCGGCAATGGTGCCGATGGCGGCAAGGGTGCAGTAGCGGGAGAAGAGCGCGTTTTCGCGCTCGGCGCCGCCGAGGGCGAGGACCAGCTCGAGCGCGACGCCGACGCCGGCAAGATGCTTGAACGGAAAGCCGCAGTCCGGGCGGTGGGGGTCGACCACGGCGCAGGCGGCGGGCAGCTCGTCCTTGCATTCGTGGTGATCGGTGATGACGAGGTCGACGCCGAGGGTGGCGGCAAAGGCGGTCTCCTCCACGCCGGTGATGCCGCAGTCCACGGTGACGATGAGCGTGACGCCCTGCTCGGCAAGCGCGCGGATCGCGTCGCAGCCGAGGCCGTAGCCCTCCTCAATGCGGCGGGGAATGTGCATGAGCACCGCCGCACCGCGGGAGCGGAGATAATCGGTCAGAAGGCAGGTGGAGGTGATGCCGTCCACGTCGTAATCGCCGAACACGGCGATGGTCTCGCCGCCGGCAAGCGCGCGGTCGATGCGCGCCACGGCCTTGTCCATATCGCGCATGAGGAAGGGGGAGTAGACCAGCGAGCGTTCGCGGTCGAGATGCGCGGCGGCCTGCTCGGGCGTGACGACGCCTCGCGAGGCCAGTACGGTCGATACCAGATAGGGATAGCCTGCGTCCATCAGCGCTTCGACCGCGGCATCATCCGTTTCCGGGATGAGCCAGCGTTCGTATTTCATGCAGTAACCTCCGATCTGTACGGCAAAGGTGCCTCGGATACTAATTCAATCTAATATTATAGCAAAGATGCGCGGAAAGGTAAAGAGAAAATATAAGGTGCGCTGTGCCGGCAAAAGTCAAGCATTAAATGCGCACAATTTTTCGCTTCTTGTTTTGTCTAATTTTGACAAGCCAACATGGCCGCCGTCATGTCCCATGGTCGGCAGCCTGCGTGTTTTCCTGTTCTGTTCCCCGTGTTCCGCTCCACTCACATCCTCTCCCTTTGATTGTCCTCTGTGCTGGTTTCTTCCTGTTACGCGATCAGCCCGATCTCCCGCAGGCACTCCCGGAACATGACCTCGCTGCTCTTGTACCCGAAGATTTTCCGTGGATAGTTGTTAATCCATTCCTCCGTGGCCGCGATCTCCGCCGCGCTGACCTTAGAGAAATCTGTGCCTTTCGGATGCCGCCGCCTGATCATGCTGTTGGCGTTCTCGTTGCTCCCCCGTTCCCACGAAGAATACGGATGGCAGAAATATACCTTGGTGCGCGGGATGGTCTTGTTGACAGCGCTCCGCTCCAGCTCCTCCGCCGCCGAAAATTCTGAGCCGTTGTCAAAAGTGATGCTTTTGAAGATTACCCTGAACCGCTTGGCTCCGCATTTCCGCTCCAGCGCATCCAGCGCCTTGACCACGGTTTCCGCCTTTCTGTTCGGTATTCCTATGATGATGTCTTTCCGCGTCTTGCGCTCATTCAGGGTCAGCAGGGCGCTGGTGGTCTTGCATTTGCCCTTTCCGCTGTACACGGTGTCGCCCTCCCAATGCCCGAACTCCTCGCGGCTCTCCACCTCCGGCGGGCGCTGTTCAATGCTGTCGCCTGCGGAGGCTCTGGCCTGATCGTCCTTGGTCTTGACCTTTTTATAGCCCTGCTTGTGCTTCCCGTGGCGCGGCAAGTCCACCTGCGTGATTTGTAGAAAGAGGCCCTTTTTGATGTAGCTGTAGATCGTCGTCACAGAAACCGAGGTCTCGAATGTCCGCCCCTCCATCATCGCGTAGCCGAGGACGGCAGCGGGACTGCACTCTTTTTCAACGATTGTCGCCTCGATGTAGTTTGCAAGCTCGTGATCTTTGCCGATTTTCAAGTCTGGCCCTTTCTCCCGCAAGTGTTCCTGATACCGCGCTTCCGCGATGTCCGGGCTGTACGCCGTCACCATTTCCCACGTCGCCCCGTCCAGCCGCTCATACTCTCCGCGCTTCAACTCCCGGTAGATGGTGGAAACGTGGACGCGCAGCTTCTCCGCAATCTGCGGCGGCTTCAAGCCCCTGCGCTGCCACTTCTCAATGCGCAGCCTGTCGTTCTTGGTCAGATGCTTAAATGTTCGCCCTCCGGTCTGCACCGTAAAGCCTCCTCTCTCATGCTTTTGCGCGGGCGGTGTCAGGTCTTGCCCGTTCCGCTCCGCCGGTTTGCTTTGTCGCTTTTTGTCTTATTATGATACCTGTAAATCCCTTGCCGCGCAACTGATTTTTCGTTGCGAACGCGCAAAAAATCCCCCGACCGCTATATCTATGAGTATAGCAGCCGGGGGATAATTTCAGTTATTCAGTTCCTTTTCGCCGTCCGTCTTGCCGGTGGTTTCCTCCACAAAAATGCCATCCAGCTTACCGATTGCGCTGTCCACGGCGATGTCCAGTTCCTTAACCGCCGCCTCGATCACGGCCTTTACCTCCGCCGTGACCTTAATGCCCTTTGCTTCAAGCATCTGCACCACATAATCGTACTTCGGGATGGTCAGCGTACCTGCCTCGCGCTGCTTCTCCGCCGCCTTGACCAGAACGGTGACAATGCCGTACAGGCGCTTGTCTTTCAGCCAAGGGATGCCGGTCTTGACCAGCCACGGAATGGCCACGCCGGTGAAGAACAGGCCGAGGATGGCGAAAATGGCCTCAATGACAATGTTGATGATGTCGGGAATGATCTGTGTCATGGTGTGTACCTCCTTACACTTTCGTCAGATATTTCTTGTCCACGTTTCCTGTGATTGCGCCGCTTTTCAGCGTGGAAACTGAAATGCGGTCGCCGCTGATTGCCCGGACATACAGCTTTGCGCTGTACACCCACGAGGAAAACTTGCGCGTGGTGCCGTAGACTGTGGCAGCCTTGTCCATCTTCACCTGATCGCCCACGGCCAGCGCCGCCGCTTCGGTCTTGATGTCTGCCGCGTCCACCCAGCCGTACACGGTGCTTCCGCCGCCGCTCACGGCGACAAGGTGATACGGATGCCTGCTCACAAGCGGCTGATACACCTGCGTCACCTTGGCCTTGCCCGGCTTGCACGGTTTGCCCACGGTGCTGTTTGCGCTGGTGTAGTGCCTCTCGCCGGTGAATGTCACGATGTCGCCCACCTTGCACCCGCCGCCCTTGGCCGGTGCAGCGTCCGCCGCAGTCCCGCCGCCGGTCGCCTCCTTTCCGCCGTACTTCGGTACGCCATAGCCGCGAATGTACCGTCCGTTCACAGAAATGGTGCGGCGCTTCACGCTGTCGGAGTAGTTGCCCTCAATGACGGTGATGCTTGTCCCGCTGACCTTTTCCACAATGCCCACATGATCGGCGCTGCCGGTACAGTCTCCAACGCCGCTGTCCTGCCAATCGTAGAAAATATAGTCGCCGGGCTTCGGCACATAAGCGTCGTTCTCCTGCCAGCTCCCCAGCTTCTTGAACAGCTCGATGTGCTTTCCGCAGCCGCACTCCGTCGGGATGATGTCGGTCATTCCCGCCGCGATGGCTACGGCGCTTGCGAACGTGCTGCACCATGCGTCCGTGTACTTCACGGCGTAGCCACGGGCCAGCGGCTTGTGACTGTTGTACAGGTCGATGATCTTCCTGTGGCTCCCGTCGCTCTCTTTGCATCCGATGTAGCTCTGTGCGATGCTCACGATCTTCTGCCGCTGTTCCTGTTCCGCCATAGTCTTTCCTCCGCTTCCTGCGGCGCTCCCTGCCGCATACTTGTCGTAATACTTCTGGCCGAACGCAGCTCGCCAGGCCTGCGCCGCCTCGCTCTGATCTGCCGGGCGCTCAAATTTCAGCAGCACCGCGTCCGATGCTGCCCGGACGCTTCCAGCCGTTTTCAGCACGGCCAGCACCGCCTTATAGCCCTCCCGCAGCTCTTTCATCAGGAAATCAAGCTGCATTTCCAGATCGCCGATGCTCTTTCGGCAGCATTGGGCATAGTCCAGCAGCTCTGCCTTGCGGGAGCAGTATGTCCATTGGGCGAGGCCATAGCCCGCCTTATCCGTTGCGAAGAACTGATACTTGCCGCTGTCCACCGCCGCCGTATAGCTTGCGTCGGTCACGCCAAGTCTCTTTTCGTATAGGTTCTCCACGTTGTTCGGGATAAGGCCGCTCTCCGCATACAGGTTTCCCATCAGACCGGCGGTGCCGAAGTCGTTCAGCCCCGCGCTTTTCAGATAATTCCAGATTTTCTCCTCGTTGTTCTTTCCTGCCAGCATGATCTATCCCTCCTCACGGTTCCTCTGTCTGCTGTGCAATCCGTTCCGCCTCCTCCTTTTCCCGTCTCATGTCCGCAAGCTGCCACCGCCTGTCCTGCTTCTTCTCCTTGGTGGTCTTTATCCAGCCAAGGATGCCGCACTCGCCGCCCAGCGTGGCAAACACACAGGTGATCAGCGTATCCGGCACGGAGCCGTACACGGTAAACAGCGCGATCATGGCTATCGTGAATGCCGTCAGACACAAAAAGACGATCAGCAGAATAAAGTCCATGGTTCCCATGCGCTTCTTCCGGCCTTTCGTCTTTGCCTGCGTTCGCTTTCCCGCCATGTCAGTCCTCCTTGATGTGCGGATGCGCGTTTTTATTCAGGTGCTTATTCAGTTTGTCCAGCGCATCCTTGCACGGCCCGTTGCACCCCTGCTCCACAAGCCCCTGCAACGCGCCGCGCAGGCCATAGCAGATAAGCGTCTGCTCCTCCTGAATGGCGTTGATGAACTCGCTCTGCTTTTTGTTGCTCTCAATGACCTTGTACACGGAAACAATGGCGGCGACCAGCGCTCCGATTGCTCCCAAAAGGCTGGCCGCCTTAATGATGGTGTCCGCGTCGATGTACATTTTCCTGTCCTCCTGCTTTCACTCCGGCCATTCGTCCCCGCCGATGGCCCTGCGGTATGCCTCGTCGGCCTCCGCGATCTCGTCTCGCCCGGTCACGGTGTCGCCCAGCTCCGCAAGGCGTGTCGCCAGCACCCGGACGGTACGCGCCTGCATTTCCACAAGCGCCTCCAGCTCTGCGATGATCTGCAAATGGCTGCTCACGCCGTCGCCTCCGTCCAGCCGTATACCCCCGGTTCCCACACATTGGCATCCGCCGTTGATGTCCAATGCTTTCCATTGTGGCTCACCTTGTCGCCCTTTGCGTAAGCGTCATGCGCCCCCACCGGCTGGCTCCATTCCGGCCATTCTTCCGCCGGGTCAGATGCCGCCGACCAAAGCGACACCGCCTTGTCCGGTTCCCATCCAGCCTGTGAGGTGTGCGCCTGTACGCATTTGTACAGCTTGTCCCCCCAGTTGCGTAGCTGCCCCACCGTGTAAGCAACGCCGGTCTGCCACGTTTCAAACAGGCTCTTATGCTCCCCCGCAGTCACAGCGTCGATGCTTCCGCTCTCCGCCAGCGTCACAAAGGCGATCTCCGTTGCTTTTCTCGTTTCTTCCATCACCTTTATCCTTTCCACATACCGGTAATGCTCGCTGATGGTATAGAAGTCGTACCGCGTCCCGTCCTCGTCCGTGTCGCTGTGATAGTGCCGGTCGATGCGGCAGCGGTCTGTGATGCTGCTGTCGTCGTACTCCCGCACCGTGGTCAGGTATTCACCCTCCCGCAGCGCGGGGCCGCCCACGATTTTCAGGTTTTCCCGTTCTACGCCGCCGATAACGCTTGTTCCGTAGACGTATTCCATCTTGCCCGCTCCTTTCTTGCGTGTTCTCTGACCACGCATTTCAATTTCCGCTGCAAACCCGCCTCCACATAGCTCTGGAAAAAGTGAACGTGATTGCAGTGCTTCATCTGGCCCAGTCTGGATAAAAGCCCCTGCGCCAATGCGGGCTTGATCGCGTGGTGCCGCCGCATGGCACGGCGGCAGGCGGAAAGAGAATGTTTCAGGCGCACCATGTTTCGTTTCCGCAGCAGGGTATACCCTCGCCCGAAGCGATACCCCAGCGCCGCCACCGTCCGCTTTGCCGTCGGATAGAGCTGCCACTTGTTGTTCAGCTTCAACCGGCGGCCTGCAAGCCAGTCCTCGATCATGCCCCGCAGCTTTCGCAGTTTCCTTTTGTTCCGCCCGAACAGCGTCAGGTTGTCCATGTACCGCATATAGTGGTCACACAGCCCGCTGTTCCGTATCATCTGGTCAAGCGGTTGCAGCACCGTGTTGGCAAACCACTGTGAGAAAAACGCGCCGATCAGGACGCCGTACTTCATCAGCCGCTCACATACATCCAGCATCCTCCGGTCTTTGACCAGCCTCCGCAGGCGGGCCATCACCGTTTCAATGGTCAGGCTGTCGTAAAAATGGTGGATGTCCAGCTCCTCTGCATACTTCGTCCCTTTCGGGTCTGTCCGCATCCATTTCTTGATTGCCTTAACGCCGTAATGGATGCCCCGGCCCTTTATACTTCCGCAGCAGAACTTGTCCATTCCCCGCATCAGCACCGGTTCCAGAACTTGAATGACCGCATGGTGAACATACTGGTCGGGCCACAATCTCGGCTCTGATATGTCCCTCCATTTTCCGGCGCTCTTGTCCCAGCGCCGGGCTATTCTCGGTG